ATAATACACGATTATGCAACGCACGACAGCCCTACAGACGGATTGAACGGCAACCGATAGCGAGAATCGGGTAGGGTACTATTGATTGGTTCTTTGACATATTGATACGATAAAAAGATATATTTCTGCGAAGGCACGTAAGCGAAGCCAGTGATGGTGGATAGTGGTGGGTGCAAGTGGAACGGAATTGACACCGATAGCAACCGAGGATAAGCCGACAATGGGCGAATGGTTGTATATGTCTGATGGTGGTAAAGCCACGAAGTTGAAATGATTTTTACTTTCAGCACGCCAATTTGTCTTTAGCGTGGTGAGTATGCTTGGTTAGGCACAAGTATCGCTGAAAGGTCTTATAGTCTGTACTGAACTGAAATAAGGTTCTGCTATTCGATTAGGGTACAGATACTTATTTAAATTTATACGATTATGAAAACAATCCAATTCGTTTTATCTATATTGGTTAGTATATGTGCTGCCGGTATGCTTTACGGGGCTATTACTACTTACAGTCCTATGAAAATATTCTCTATCACTATAATGAGTGTTATATGTGTAGGGTGTGTGTCGCTCATGAGAATAACTTATAGAGAACTTAAAACAGACCGCTAAAAGGTAGTCCTATAATCCGGCACAAGGCGCATGGGGATGAGTGCACAATCACCTTGTAAACCAGCTGGGCGGTAATTTATGAAGTAGCATTGTTGGAATGCGTGTAAGCGATTAATTGTTGGTATTAACTTATATTCTAATTTATATATTCATTTAGCTTACAAGAAGTAGGTTCGACTCCTACCTTTTTAACGACATTTTAAATTTATACGATTATGACAGTGGAAGAATTAAGAGGCATGACGCATGAAGATTTAGTAAGGCGTGTGCAGGAACTGGAAGAGGCTAACGAGAAATTAGCTGAAGAGAAAAATACATGGTATAAATCTTGGAGTGATTTGAAACAGAAGTTTGATCATTTCAAAAATGCGGTTAAAAGCATTGTTCTGATAATAGATTAGATATTCGTGTTTTATATTGTGTTTGTACTGGGTGTGCCGTCCGTGAGGATAGTGCACCTTTTTTAAAAAAGGATGGTTAGCTTATCGGTTAGAGCTTCGTATTGCGCAAACAATTGGCACGATTGAGAGGGGTTCGATTCCCTTACCATCCACGAATCATTAATTAAATTTTACTCTTATGGCAAAAGAACTGAAAGAAAGAACAGAAATTAAGAAAAAGCTGAAAAAGAAGAATGACAGAATCAGCTTTGACTTTAGCGACAAACTTGCCGGACAGCTTCGCAGGTGTACCGCTGATCTTAACAGGCTGGCAAGGATTGATCGGATAATAGACAAGAAGCAAACTTTGTATTCGGTGGACACTAACAGGGAAGCCGGATATATTGAGGTTATTCGCAATTATTAATCAGCTGACTTACACGATTATGAAGAGAGTTTTTAATGAACTTACACCTGAATGCGAGATTACGGCACGAATGTATGCACAAGGGTATGAGAAAAAAGAAATTGCAAACCTCAAATGCCGAGCGGTCAGCACGATAAACAACCAACTGCAAAGAGCTTTTGAGATTTTGAACGTAAGGAACGGCAGAGAACTGGCAACCATGCTATATGAGAGAATAGCTGGTATGAAGTTCACGATGGACTTTTCACCTACTATTAGGTCGGCTGTTGCTTTCTGCCTGTTGTGCATCTTTTCTTTTTCGCTCTATCACGAACAGGGCGATATGAGAAGGGGACGAAGAACGAGAGTTGAACGAATTGAAAGAACTGGACGGTATGGAGGTAAGACTTGAATTATTTGAATTTAAAAATATCTGCATGGACATGGCGGAGCTTGGTGCAGCTGCCAGTGAGAAGAAACGGTCTCCTGTATCTGATGAAATCAAGCAAAGAGAAGCGTTCAGATGGTTAAAGACACTTGGGTATGAACCTAACTTTTTGGAAAAGTTAGAGAAAGAAGGATTGGTGCATAAGAAAAGAAAAGGCTCATCCAGAAATTCTCCTATCATATATTCCAAGTTCGAGATACAATCCGCTATTAATGCTTTTAAAATGAGTAAATATCTGAACAAATAACCCTATAAAATTTACGATTATGTCACTGATTAAGAAAAGTAATGAATTAGTTATCCCGACCACCGTGAAGATGATGATTTACGGTCAAGCCGGAATGGGAAAGAGTACGGTAGCATTGAGCGCACCGAAACCGCTGCTGTTGGACTTCGATAACGGCGTGAAGCGCATGAACATGGCGCACTTGGAGAATATAGACACGGTACAGGTCACTTCATGGAGCGATGTTCAGCAAGTTCTTCAAGAGGACTTGTCCGCTTATCAGACCATTGTAGTAGATACCATCGGCAAGATGATGGACTTCATCATTACTCACAAGTGTGGAACCCGCCAGCCGTCCATCCGTGATTGGAGCGGTATCAATGCAGAGTTTTCATGGATGACACGAACACTTTCGGGGCTTAACAAGCACATCATTTTCGTTGCCCATCGCGACACAAGAAAAGAAGGTGATGATACGGTGTTTATCCCTGCCTTGCGTGAAAAATCCTACAACTCTATCGTTACTGAACTGGATTTGCTCGGTTATCTTGAAATGAAAAGCGAAAGAGGCGTCCAAAGACGTACTATCACTTTTGACCCAACTTCAAGAAATGACGGTAAGAATACTTGCAATCTTCCTTCAGTGATGGAAGTTCCTACCATCCTTGACAAGAATGGTAATCCAACCGCAAAGAACGACTTTATCACCGCCAAGATAATCAATTCGTATTTGGGTATGCTTGCTGCCAAGAAAGAGGCACAGGAAAAGTATGATAAAGTTATTGAAGAGATAAAAGAAAGTATCGAATTTATAACTGATGCCAAGTCCGCTAATGAGTTCGCCTCTCATATTAATGAGTTTGAACACGTTGGTAGTTCTTTGATGATGGCGAGAAGTTTGTTTGCTGCAAAGGTAAAGGCTTTGGGACTGGTATTCAATAAGGAAACTAAAATCTACTCAGATGCAGCAGCCTAATGAGATTTGGAAAGACATTCAAGGTTATGAAGGACTCTATCAAGTAAGTACCCTTGGTAGAGTTCGCTCTTTAGATAGGCTTATTAAAAGCAGGTATGGTAATTTTAGAAAGATAATAGGAAAGATAATTAAGCCTAATAAAATATGGAGTGGATATTTACGAATATCATTATGGAAGCAACAACAAGTTGAATATAAATCTCTTCATAGACTTGTCGCTGAAACGTTTATCCCTAATCCGCAAAAATTTCCATGTGTAAATCATAAAGACGAAGTTAAAAGCAATAATTCAGTTTCTAACTTGGAATGGTGTACATGGAGATATAATGCTAATTACGGAACACGAAACGAACGGTTTAGCAAAAAGAAAATAAATCACCCGAAGATGTCAAAAGCCGTTGTTCAGTGCCGAGAGGATGGTACATCAATAAATACATTTGAAAGTGCTAAAGAGGCTGAAAGACAAACGGGTATTAATAATGCTAATATTATCAGTTGCTGTATAGGTAGAAAAAGCCATCTTACAGCAGGTGGTTACAAATGGAGATATGAGAATGAGTAAAATATCTTACAAACTATACCCAACATTGTTAGATTCTTATCAAAATTATATAGATAGTGATAAGATATATCAAAAATATTATGCTTTTTCTGACAATCCTCCATGCGATGAAGATGAGTTCAGAGAAAAACAATTCCAATCTCTTATTGATAGGATAAATAGAGTACCTTTCGATAGCGAAAAAGCTGATAGAGGAACATGTTTTGGGGAGATAATTGATTGTATGATTGAGAACCGTAAATCTTCTATAATGGAAATTAGCAAGGCATATCACGATGACGGAAAACTTTACGGGATAAAAGCTGTTTACAACAATCGCACTTTCACTTTTCACATTGACCTTTGCCGCGAGTTTGCCAACTACTACAAAGGAGCATTAACCCAACAAAGAGTAGAAGCCATCTTGCCTACTGCATACGGTAGTGTATTGGTTTATGGTCTGATTGACGAACTGATGCCTACCAGTGTTCACGACATCAAAACAACTGGTAGTTATACCGTGGGAAAGTTCAAAGATCACCACCAGCATTTAGTATATCCATACGCTTTAATGAAGAACGGTTCTGATGTACGGACATTTGAGTATAACATTGTGGAGTTCAACAAAGGCGGTTATGTGGTAGATACCTATACAGAAACATACGTTTTCAATCCTGAACGTGATATTCCTATTCTTACTAATCATTGTGAGGAATTTATCCGGTTTTTGGAAGAAAACAGAGAACTTATAACCGATAAAAAGATTTTGGGAGGAGAAAATTAATGGCAAACCAAATAACCGGACGGATAATCGAAATCGGACAAACCGTTCAAATACCATCCAAAAACGGTGGTTCCTCATTTACAAAACGGGAGTTTATTTTAGATGCTACCACTTACGACCCCTATACGGGAGAGCGTAGCGAGTATGAGAACATTATTCCCTTAGAGTTTTCGGGTGACAAGTGTACAGAACTTGACCGCTTTAATCAGGGTGATGTTGTTACTGTATCATTTGTCTTACAAGGGCGTTCTTGGACGAATCAAGACGGAGAATTCAAACGTATGGTATCCATTCGATGCTATAAAATAGAAGCGCGTGGCGGTGTATCGCAATTCCCACAAGCTACACTGGCACAGCAACCAGTCCAACAGCCAGCGCCGCAGTCGACCTATCAGCAACAGCCGCAGAACTTTCCGCCTCCGGTTGATGCTAATGGCAATGTAAAGGACGATTTGCCTTTTTAGCGTATGCTGTTCGACTTGAAGAATGATATGGAAGAGATTTGGAAAACAGTAAAAGGGTATAATGGATATTATCAAGTTTCTAATACAGGTAAAGTTCGGAATCCTAATAAGGTGCTTACTCCAAATGTTGGAGTAAAGAACGGATATGTTTATGTTACTTTGAGAAAAGATAAAAGACTGTTACATCGAATTGTTGCAGAAACTTTTATCCCCAATCCATTTAATAAACCAGAGGTAGACCACATTAATGGAATTAGAACGGATAATAATGTTTGTAATTTAAGGTGGGTAACTCGCACGGAAAACAATAATAATCCTATTACTAAAAGCCGTTTTAGTAAATCTGCTAAAGGTAAAGTTATCAATGCAGAAACTAAAAAACGAATGTCAATGAGCCGAAAAGGGGAAAAACATCCAATGTATAATAAAAAGCATTCAAGTTTTTCTAAAAGAAAGATGTCTATAACTCATTCAATTCCAGTTGTGCAATTTGGATTACAAATGAATTATATAGCTGAATTTGAAAGTGCAAAAGTGGCTTCTCTTGAAACACAAGTTGCTGCATCAAGTATCAATGCTTGTACGCTCGGCAAAAGGAAAACGGCTGGTGGCTATATTTGGAAAAAGAAAAATGATATTTAATTTATCAAATCATTATGAAATACCCAAGTTCAAGGAGTATGTAAACAAGCTGTTTAGTGAACGTGCGGTGGTGGAAGTGAAAAAGAAACTACCTAACCGCACGCTTGCCCAAAATAGCTACTTGCATCTTCTTTTAGGGTATTTCGGTAGTGAATACGGTTGCAGTCTCGACGAAGCCAAGATTGACTTCTATAAGAGGACTTGCAACCGTGATTTGTTTGAACGTAAGACGGTCAACAAGAAAGGCAATGAAGTAACCTATTTGCGCAGTTCTGCCGAGCTGACAACAGGTGAAATGACTTTGAGTATTGACCGTTTCCGTAATTGGAGTGCATCAGTGGCAGGTATCTATCTGCCGGCTGCGAATGAACATCAAATGCTGATATACGCCCAGCAGGAAATACAAAGAAATCAAGAATTTATTTAGTTATGATAGAAACAAGAAAAACAGAAATCAGGTATGTGACATCTGACCCGAAAAAGATGCTCAACATGTACCTTGCAAAA